GACATGTATGACGAGAGTTTTTCTCCTCGTATGGGTCGCTGCTCGTTGTATTCTGGGTTATGGCGATACCATATAGCTAGAGGCACTTTGTACTTCTTGTGGTATGCTATGGCTTCCGGGTGGTTTGGAACCAGCGGATGTAACACTGATACTAATGATGAGCGTGATAGACTCGTATATTTGCACTCAATCTTGGAGAAAATGATATATCATCTGAATGAGGCGAGAGTGTTAGAAGTAATTGGCGATCGTCTCGGTACAGCTAAAGAGATGAAGGCGTACGAGGATGTAAGCAAGTTTTACTCCATGAACGCTTTTGATGAGAACATCTCGTTAGGAAACAACGGAGACGACAAATTTGGTTTTGTGAGTGATGAAGTAAAGGATCACTTTAACCCTGTGATCATGGCTCGCGAATTCAAGAAAAGAGGAATAACCTTCACTCCTGCCAAGAAGATTGGTGAAGTTGGAGGTGGAGATGCCACTGGATTTTTGAAGGTGGAGGAATGCACTTTTTTGAAGTGCAATATTCGAGAAGATAAACGATATCGAGACATGTATCATTTCATGATGAACAAGGATGTGATTTATGATTTGCCTATGTGGGTTCGTGTCGGACCATTTTCACCTGAAGAGCTGGTGAAATCGAATATAACGGATGCGATGCGGTTTGCATACCATCATGGGAAAGATTTCTTTGATGAGTTTTGCAATTACTGGGATAACGCGTGTCGTGCACATGGTGGAGTTGAGTTTCCGAAAATCACTTTCGATGACCTCGACCGAAAGTATGTGATTGAACACGGTTATGTTATTTAATCGGACCGATATTGATGACCAAAGATTATGCAATTTAGTATAAGTTAGGTTATATGCACTAAAGTTTTGTTATTAGTATAGAGAGTGAACTTGCGTGACTGTTTGGGTAAGACCATTAGCGCGAGGGGAACTTTGGAGCCTTCGGGTACCCCATGCCTTACTCTTAATACTTATGACTTCAAATTTTAGGAAGTAGTTTAAGCACCTTAAGTGCCAGGAGGAATTCAGTTGAATCCTCTCATTTGTTTACCTATCAATTAGGCTTGATTCTAATTAATTTTTAAGCGAGTGCGGACCAGTCGCCATTAGTACTGCTATCTTGCGGTTGGCTTATTCTGACGAGAGTTGGATGAGTTAATTGCTCTGTTTGGGCGACTCAAAATAGACGAAATTAAAATAAATTTTAAATTCAAAATTAAATATAGTTAATAAAAAAAAAAAAAAAAAAAAAACCGACAAACAGAAAGAAAAAACGACTAAAAA